AATTGGATGCCAGAAGCTAAAGCTATAAGTATCATTCATACGATAAGACTTATCAAGGATCTCACCGGTTTCCATGTCAACACGCTGGAACCAACCAACCTTTGGCTTGATTACGTGGCCAGACTCGAGAGCCATGTCCATCAAACCAGACCACTTGGAGATGCCTTCATCCCAAGAGACTTCGATTGGAATCTTGCTCTTTTCTTTGACGAAGCGAGATTTCTCGACGTTGATGATGAAGTTATAACCAACAACATCCTTGCCATCCTTCTCTTGCTGACGACCAAGAATGAAGATGTTATCAGCTGAGTAATAGATACCAGTACCACCAGATACAACTGGCTTCGAGAACATTTCCTGAGTCATGTAAGTATGGTTTACTACAACCATCGGAATATCCTTGATGGTTAAGTGAGGAGTTACCATACGGAACAGAGACTTGAGCTGCTTAGCACGAGTCATGTCAGCTGCTGAGTTTTGCTTCAGAGCATCATCAACTTCTTTCTTTGAAGCCAAGTTACCACGACCAATCTGTTCAAGTTGGCTCATAATGTCGAACTTCAATTGCTCGATATCAGTGATGGGAGTATGAAGCACTCGGCTTGTGTCAATCTTGAACGAATCGAAGTAGGACTGAGGAGTACCAAACTCGGAGTCATAAAACATTAGCACGGCGTCAGAATACTTATCCATGTAAGCCTTGGCCATCAACAGACTGAAAGAAGTCTTAAAGTGCTTTGATGGGCCAGCCCAAATGGTAAGACCTGGCGCAAATCCACCATTGATCTTGCCGGACAACGCGATGTTGATTGCAGGAACCGTGGTGGAGATTGTGTCCTTCTCATTGAAGAACTTTGAGTCTGCAAGAATATCAGTATCTTTGATTGTAGAATTCTTACGCAGTTTATTAAGTAAATCAGACATATTATCTCCTTGTTCGTAGTATTACAGTATATTCGGTATATGAAATAATGTCAACCAATAAGAGACTGAAGTTTCTTTTTAAATGCTTCAATCTTTTCTTTACGGTTGGGCCAATGGATATAAGCATTCTTTTCTGCATCCTTGGCAAGGTTGTTTAATAGAGGAAGAACAAGTTTGTATATGGCTTCTGCCTTGGCTTGACTTTCTTCTACGGTGAGTTGAGCTTGTGTGAAGATATCCTCGCTTACGGATGTGAACCCGAAATCGAAATCTTCGTCTAAATCTATATTAGCCATTGATAACTCCTATTGTCCAGTTTTCAGCGCAATCTTCAGCGTATCGTAATGTTTTGTCTTTCAAAACTCTGGTCTCAGTGTGCTGATCATTTTCAAAAAACTTGACATAAAAATAATCATCATAGATTTGCTTATGCACCTCGGCTCTGCGATTTGCATATTGTCCATTACCATTGTATTCTGTTACCATCATGAGAACCAATCCTCTAGAGTTGCGCGTTTTTCCGTTTGCCAGCCAATTGTCTTGATGATTGATTCGATTGGACTGAGATAGCCTTTCTCGAACTGGACATCGTAGTCAACATACTGATGCATATTAAATTCTTGTGGAAGACCATTCGAGCAAGAGATCACGTGTTCTCTTGTCGGATTCGGATTTTTGAGATACACGAACTTGATCTTCTCGCCGCTGGCAATCGTTTGATATTTATTTTGAAGCTTTAGCTTCTCGATCATCTGATTGAAAACAACAGAGCCACGAACGTGAATAGGAGTACCAGACTCGAAGCGACCAAAGCGATACCACTTTTCAATGTCCTTCACTCCACGAGTAAATGCCACATCCTCAAAGCTCAACGTACGGAACTTTGTACGGAAGTCTGAGATATACTTTTGAAGATCTTCTTCAGATCCGTTCATAATAATCTCGAGCGACTTCTTAATGCTATCACGACAAGCAGTTGGAGTGGAAGAACGAACTGCTTCAATGCCCATCATCTTGAGCTTTGGCTTGTCGTACTGAACACCTTCAGAGTTCCAGACATTCAGGATGTACATCTTCTTAGCTTTCCAGATGCCCTTGTTCGCGATGTTTTCTCGCTTCATCTGCATCTTTTGAGCATAAGCATTCATGCTGTCAGCCAGTTCCTGATAAGACTTATCGATGAATGGCTCAATACGCTTCTTACAAGCAGTGTCAAGGAATTCCACAATCTTCATATCATCAGCACCATCTGGGAAGACGTGCTTTACCAGACCTTCGAGTGTGATATAGATTGAGTCAGTATCAGATGCAATGACATAGTCTTTGTTCTTGGTACCGAGCAAATCGTTCAGATAGAAATTAATCTTCTTCTCAATCCAGCGAATGCTGAGCTGGCCAGACATGGTGATGGCTTCAGCATTGTTCACATCAAACCAACGGAACCACTTGTTACCAAGAGCACCATAAGCTGAGTTGAGCTGAATCTTCTTGGCCATCTGCATGTTATCAAGTCGAGCAATCTCCTTGACAAGCTTAGGGTCCTTGGTCTTTTCGTATTCCTTCTTGACCTCGATCATTTCCTTCTTGTACTTGGTGCGATCGTTGTACATGCGATCCATGAGGCTAGGAAGGAAGCCACGCTTTTCTTTGGTGTAAACACAAAGGTTGGCGGCGAGTGTACAGTTCGAGTTTTTCATATCATTCTCGTACTTACTCACGCCGCCAACAAGTAGGTCGTCGATTGTCATCTTATCGCCCAGACGAGTTACAAGCGTCTCCGGAGAGATGTTGTATTGCATAATAAGATGAGGGTAAAGGGAGTTCAAATCGAACGACACAACCCATTTACTCATGCCAAGCTTTGGATCTTTAACATAGCCACCAACGAATGGTCTATCATTCTTGTTCTTGTTGTTTTGATAAACAACTGTTTTGCGATCTAAGAGATAGTTATGAGTAATAATATCCCACTGCTTCACCGAAGCCAAGCAGTCTTCATAGTTTACCTTGGCATCATAGGCCATGGCATAGACAAGCTCGATGAGCTTCAGTTTGTCTTCAAGCTTTTCAACGAGTTCAACGTCGTGGATGTTGTACTCAATATACTTTTGAAAGTTCTTGAAGCGAAGATCATCGAGGTTATCGTATTCAGAATAATCAAGCTTTTGTTCACCGAGTTCTACCTGAGCAATATAGTCGAGTCGATAAGACTCTTGCTCAGTGTAGGTGAACTTCTTGTAAAGATGTATGTAGTCCAGTACGGCAATGCCTACTGGTGTATAGGCCACATTGGTTCGTCCTCGAATTTCGACTTTGTATTCACGTAGGATTTCCCAAGGGGAAAGACGACGAGCCTGATCTTCTCCGAGAAGCTTTCGTATCCGGTTGACAAGGTACGGAATGTCGAAGAACTCGATGTTCCAGCCCGTGACCACGTCAGGTGAATAGAGCGATCCGTTCCAGACTTCAAGGAAGGCGAGAAGGAGAGCAGATTCGTCTGCGCATTTGTAATATTGAACATTAGGTAGGTGCTCCTTATAATCACCGCAGCCAAACACTGTTTTCTTACCATTGCGGCCGATGGTAATAGCTGTAATTTCATTCTCTGCAAGTTCGATGTCAGGGAAACCATTTTCAATGCTGGTCTCGATATCGATCGAACAGACGGAAACGAGACTCGGATCGTACCGAATCTCGCCAGGATAGTTATCATAAATATACATGTAAGGCCAGTCGGTGAGACCAAAGATCTCCATGCCACTGACATCTTCATATGTTTGTAGGAATTCACGAGCATCGCGCATGGAATCGAAGTCCATACGGCCAACGTACTCGTCACGCAGATTACGATATTCGGTCTGAGTTTGAGATGGGATAAATAGGTACGGCTTATACTTTGTGGCGAACTTTACGGGCTTACCGTTATTGAGTCCACGAACAAGGATCTGATTACCGTGTCTGGTGATGTTTGTATAAAATTTCATGTTACCTCGCCACTACACATATTTTAGTTATATCACCAATTGCAAATAATGTACACATGTAAAAGGAAAAAAAATGAAGTTGACTGAAAACTTTTCTCTCGCCGAGATGATCGTCTCTCCTACAGCTAAAAGACTTGGCCTAAGCAATACTCCTACAGCAGAGCATATTGAAAACATGCGCTACTGTTGTGAAAAGATCCTCGAACCAGTTCGTGCTCACTTTGGCAAACCGGTTCAAATCAACTCGTCTTATCGTGCACCGCTGGTGAATAAAGCGGTTGGCGGATCAAAGACATCACAACACGTCAATGGCCAAGCGATTGACTTCGAAGTTCCTGGCGTAGACAACAAAAAGGTTGCCGACTGGGTTGCTGATAATCTTGAGTTTGACCAAGTCATTCTTGAGTTCTATACAGCAGGTGACAAGAACTCTGGTTGGGTCCATGCTTCAATTAAGAAGGAAGGTGGCAACCGTAAACTACGTATGATCGCCTCAAAATCAAAAGCAGGTGGAACAGTATATACTACTGTGAAGGACTTCGATCCTTCAACAACTCGTGCTGCAGGAGCTCCTCAGGTAGCGAGTCCAGCAGCTCCAGCATCATCGGCTCCAAAGGCAGCTGCAGCTGTAGCGGGTCTTGGTGCATTAGCGGCTCTCCAATCTAAGTGCGGCATTACAGCCGATGGCAAGTGGGGACCTGGTACTTATAAGGCAGCAAGAGACTTCTTCAAGCTAACTAACAATCAGGCTGCTCACTTCTTCGGTCAGTGTGCTCATGAGTCAGGTGGCTTCAAGGTATTCCAAGAGAACCTGAACTACTCGGACAAAGGCCTCAACGGAATCTTCAAGAAGTACTTCCCAACAATTGCGTCAACTGCAGGTTATGCTCGTAAGCCAGAAAAGATTGCCAATAAGGTTTATGCAAGCCGTATGGGTAATGGTCCAGAGTCGTCAGGCGATGGTTGGAAGTTCCGCGGTCGTGGTCCTATCCAGCTAACAGGTAAGTCGAACTATACTACGTTTGCAGCTGACATTGGTCGTCCAGATGTTCTGACAAATCCAGATTTAGTTACGACTGAGCTTGCATTTGAATCAGCACTATGGTTCTTCCGTAAGAACAACCTATTTGCAATTGCAGATAAGGGCGTGACTGATGCGGTAATCACTCAGATTACAAAGCGCGTAAATGGTGGAACACACGGTCTTGATGATCGTCTTAAGAAAACCAAGCAATACGCTACTTGGGGTT